AATGGTCTCCTGAGTTAGCTCAAGACGTTGCGGCTTTCCACAACATCGATGCTGAAGCTGAATTAACAGCTTTATTATCTGAACAAGTTGCGGCTGAAATCGACCGTGAAATCTTAAGAGATTTACGTAAAGGTGCAGCGTGGAACTTACGTTGGGATTACAATGGTTGGAGAAGAATCTCTTCAACAACAAACTACACACAAAAAGACTGGAACCAAACATTGATTACTGCAATCAACCAATTGTCAGCACAAATCCACAAATCTACTTTAAGAGGTGGAGCTAACTGGATTGTTGTATCTTCTGAGGTTTCTGCAATTATGGATGACTTAGAATACTTCCACGTATCTAATGCTTCACCTGAACAAGACCAATATAATATGGGTATTGAAAGAGTTGGAACATTAGCAGGACGTTACCAAGTATACCGTGACCCTTACTTCCCACCTAACCAAGTGTTAATTGGACACAAAGGAACATCGTTACTTGATACAGGATACATCTACGCTCCGTATGTACCGTTACAATTAACTCCAACAATGTACAATCCGTTCAACTTTACACCGATTAAAGGTATAATGACAAGATACGCAAAAAAGATGGTGAACAATCGCTTTTATGGACGTATTACTGTGGATGGTGTAAGAACATTCGATTTAAGAGAATTGAGATAATCAAAATCTTAAAATATTTAACAAAAAGGGACTATATGTCCCTTTTTTTTATTTAAAAAATGGGTTAAAAATAAATGGGTTATAATTTGATTTTTAATAATTTTTCATTATATTTATATAAAAAATACAATTGTGAAAACAAAATTAACTTCTGAAGATATTAATAATATTATAGAATTATATCAAACTGAAATACCTAGCACTCATAAATTATCAGAAAAATTTAAGGTTGGTCATAAAAAAATTACTCAAATATTAAAACTATCTGATAACAATACTAAAGAGCAATCAATGGATAGTGTTATTAGGATAATGCAAGTTCAAAAGATTACAGGAGTTACAAGTTGGAATATAAGGAATCAAGCTAATACAGGAAATTTGACTTCTACTACTGCATATGGTTATTCAGGTCATTTATATTTTAACGATGCAGGTTTGCCTATTAACGATATTAACTTTGGTGCGCCTAAGGAGGTTTATATTACAACTACTTCGTACCCAACTACAAATCTATTTAATGCCTATTATAGCGATTATTTAGCGGAAATAACTAGCAAGGATAGTAAGCTATTGACTTGCAATGCTTTGTTAAATACTTTAGATATAAACAACCTAGATTTTAGCAAGTACATATATATTGATGGGGTACTATTTAGATTAAATAAGGTTGAGAATTTTAACCCTATGGAATACAATACGACCAAAATAAGTTTATTAAAAGTAATTGAAACAACATACTAATGGCAGAGAATTTAGACATAAATATTAATGTAAATACCAAAGGAGCAGATACTCCTATTAAATCAATTAGAGAACAAATTAAACAAGCTACTAGAGATGTAGTTGAGTTTTCCTCTAAATTTGGTGCTACATCTAAAGAGGCAATAGAAGCAGCTAAAAAGGTTGCTGAACTTCGTGATAGAATTGGAGATGCAAAATCCTTATCTGATGCATTTAATCCTGATGCTAAGTTTAAAGCACTTACTGCTTCTTTATCAGGAGTTGCAGGTGGATTTGGTGCAGTACAAGGTGCAATGGCTTTATTTGGTGCAGAAAGTGATAATGTTCAAAGAACTTTATTAAAGGTTCAGTCAGCTATGGCTATTTCACAGGGCTTACAATCAGTAGGAGAAAGTATAGATAGTTTTAAACAATTAGGTGCAGTAATAAAAACTACAACAGGTTATCAAGCTATTTATAACTTTATAATGGGTGATGCAGTAGAGGTTGCGCAAGAAGCGGTTGTTTCAATTGAAGCAGAAACTACTTCATTAAATGCACAATCAGTAGCAACAGTTCAAGTAGCAACTGCAACTACAGGTGCAACCATTGCAATGAGAATATTTAGGGCAGCATTAATTGCAACAGGTATAGGTGCAATAGTAGTTTTATTTGGTTTCTTAATAGAACAATTAAATATTTTTACATCTGATACTAAAAAAGCTAAAGAAGCACAAGATGCTTTAAATGCATCTTTATCTGCATTAACTGAAAATTTAAATCTAGAAGTAAAAGCATTAGAAAGAGCAAATAAGTATAGAGTTGCTAAATTAAAAGAACAAGGAGCATCAGAAGCAGTAATAGCTGAAGAAAATAGAAAAACACAACTTGCAATTTTAGAAGCATATGTATCAGACTATACAATAAGGTATGAAAAATATGAAAAGGAATTAACTAGGATTTCTAAAATTGAAGATAAAGAACAAAAGAAAGAAGCAGAAAGTGCTGCTGATGAATTAAGAAAACAACTTATTTCTGATGACCAAAGAAATAGAGATTTAAGAGTACAGATTAGAATTGATGTAATAACAGAAAGACAAAGACAGAATGATGAAGATATACTAGAAAAAATAGAATTTCTAGAAAGACAAACAGAATTAGAATACAATGCTGAAATAAAAAAGTATGAAGCATTAAAAGAACTTAGACAAAAACTTGGCAGACAGGAAGTTATAGATTTTAGAGAATTAGCTAAATTAAGAAATGAAGATAAGGAACAAACTGAAAAAGAAGCACAAGATAGAGCAAGTGAATTAACACAAGGTTATTGGGGTAAAAGGGCGCAAGCACAAATAGACCAATGGGCAAAAGATGCAGAAAATGATAAGCAATTTAAACAAGCTCAATTACAAGCAGATTATGCATTACAAGATGCTAAATTTGAGGCAGCTTCTGCAGGTCTTAATTTGTTAGGTACATTAGCAGGTAAAAGTGAAGCTATTGCAAATACATTATTTATTATTGATAGAGCATTAGCTATTGCACAAGTAGTAGTTAATACACAAAGAGAAATCGCAGAAATTAGTTCAAATCCTTTTTTAACTGCAAGACCTGATTTAGGTGCATCTGTAAAAATTCCTGCAATATTAGCTGCTAAAATTAGAGCAGGTGTAAGTATTGCAAGTATTGCAGCTACAAGTATTGCTAAATTTAAAAATGCTTCAGGTGGTGCTTCAGCAGGTATGCCTTCTGTTTCTTCATCTGCTCCAATGATGCCACAATTACCTACTGCACAGATAACACAATTAAATCGACAATCAATAAATGACATAGGCAATCAAGCGGTTAGAGCATACGTAATTGAAAGCGATGTTACTAGCAATCAACAAAGGATAGCTGCAATTAGGCAAAGAGCAAGATTTAGTTAATATTTAATAAAACACTATTTATGAGTATGGAATTACCTTTATATATGTTGGAAATATCTGATGACTTGAATGATGATGCAGAGGTGCAGTTTGTTTCATTAGTAGATAGACCTGCCATTCAAAAGAATTGGAATGCATTTAAAAATGAACAGAAGTTTCAAATTATTAGTGAAGATAAGCGCATTATCAGTGGTTGCGCTATGTTGGCTGACACTCCTATTTTTAGAAGCGATGCTACTTTTGGGGATTACTATGTTGCTTTTTCTAAAGACACTATTACAAAGATTGTTCAGAAATACTTTAAAAAAGGCTATCAGAATAATGTGAACTTGATGCACGACCCTAACCAAATTGAAACAGGGGTTACTATGTTTGAAAGTTTCATTAGTGATAAGTCTAGGGGTATTGAACCAATGAAAGGATTTGAAGATGCTCCTGATGGCAGTTGGTTTGTATCTATGCTAGTAGAAAATGATGAAGTATGGGATAAGGTTAAGCAAGGGATGGTTAATGGGTTTTCTATTGAAGGCATATTTAACTATGCACCTATTGTTTCTAAAGAAGCACAGGTGATGAATGAAATATATAAAATTCTAGAAGAAGTTGAATTGGGTGGTCCGGGCAGTGGTCGTAGACCTGAAGGCGGTGGTGATAAAGAAAGCACAGATGGTAGGGTTAGAACAGTATCTGTAGAGGATAAAGAGGTTAAAGATTTAGTTGCACAGGCAGAAGCTGCAGCACCTGAAGTTGATAAATTAGGTAAAGACTTAGCTGAAAAATATGGTGCTATTGTTACCCCTATTAATATGAAATCAGCCGATTCTATTGTCAGAAAGACAAATGATGAAGAAGATGGTAAGTTAGGAAATATTAAAGATTCGGTAAGAAATACGATTATAACAGATGACCCTGTAGCCATTCAAAATATAATAAGAGACCTAAGCAATGACCCTAGAGTGGCAGGTGGTAATGGCAGAGTTAAGAGCCAAACACACGATTCTAATACATTGGGATATAGTGGCAATATTATCAATATAAAGACTTCTAATGGCTTAACTGCAGAAATACAGGTAAATACCCCTAAAATGATATATGCTAAGGAAAAGCCTGCAGATGCTAGGAGAATACTAGGGGAGGCTAAGTACAACCAAATTCAGAAGGAGACAGGTTATGTAGGTGGCAGAGGACACGAGTTTTATGAGGAATACCGTACTTTATATGGTAGGAAAAATGCAGCACGAAAGAAGGAAATAGAGCAAAAATCTAAAAAATACTACAGTAATTTTTTGGGATAATTAAAAAAAAATAGTACATTTGATATATGAGAAACGAGAACCTATTAGAAGAAATTGCTAGTGGAATGGAAGTTTTCTTTGAGAACTCTTTTGAAGGAGTTGCTTTTAGAAATGTTCCTGAAGGTGGCTATGAAGCTAAAGAAAAAGGCGGTGTTCCTTACAAAGTTGTAGGAGTGCCTAACAAATTGGTTGAAGCAGGTTTAGAAGGTAAAATGCTTAGTAAAGAGGAATACGAAAACTACTAACCAATTTTCCTTTTAAATAAAGTCTTTCTAATTTATTAGATAATGGCTTATTAAAATCAGAGTATATAATCTTGAATTTATTAGATTCATTTATATACTTTTTTAATTTACGGTAGTCTCTGTTCTTAATACATTCTCTGACATTACATATCCTATCACAAAGTTTAACTATAGATGCTATTTCATTTTTAGCAATTTCAATATAGTATCTGTTTAATGGTGGCTTCTTAGTCAGTAGCTTAACACTATTAAAAACTTCTTTATGTATTAGCTTGATTTTATTTTCATCTAATGCAGTGTCTTCTAGGCTATCGTGCAACGCACACACAGAAAGGATTACATCTAATTTAATACCTTTGATATTGTTTTCATTACAAAACTTTTCTGCTTCATACCATACATTTAATAAATGGTACAGGTAAGGCTTTACCCCATACTGCTGATACTTGTGGTATTCAGCAGCAAGAGCAAGTGAGTTATATTTTATTTTATTCATTTTAATTTAATTAAGCATACCAACTGCTATAAACACCATTTTCATTCGCAGCATATTCGCAAAAGCAACCGTGTTTTGATGCAATGTTGTAACTAATATTACCATTGTAACTAACTGAAACAACAACCCTTTTTAAGATTGGTTCACCAACAAAGGCATTTTCAACAGGCTTAACATTAGCACACATATAACCTTCAGACCCTGCAACATAGCTACTAGCAATTTCTCTCAAAATTATTGATTTTTCTTTAGATTCAATAATTTGATAGAAGTCAATGTTAGTTTGGTCATAACCCCAACTGTTGTAAAGAACCTGACCAACCTTGAAGTTATGCTTCATATTTTGTTGAGCAATCTTCTTTTGCTCTTTTCTTGCTTTTTCTGCATTGATGTTTCTTTCAACCTTTTCAATCCATTCCATACAGAATTCAGCCATTCTTTCAGCACTTCTGAATCTATAGTTGAATAAAGCCTTAGGGAATCTTGCTTTACTAACTTTCTTAGTACAGTACCCTACAAACATTGGTTCATTTTTCACAGAAAGGTGGAATCCCAAACTTTCATACTTTTCAATTAGATTTTTCATAGTTTATATTTATTTGATTAATAATTGGATTAAAACACTAATAATAGCTGCTCCAATGAAATAAAGGAACAATCTGATTTCTAAAGGCGGTTGGCAAATTTTGTGGTTCATAATAGTGGTTTTTGTTGGTTGTCTCTCAATCACATAACAAATATACACAGGTTCTGTACACTTTCCAAACATTGAAACACTTTTTTTATATAAATATGATGAACGGTAAATAATAAGGATAAGCGGTTAAGTGATAACATATCCACAATTATAATATTTATATTAAAATATTTATGAATCCAAAAGAAGCATTACAACAAATAAGAGCATTATTTGAAGATATGCCACAAGTTGTTGAGCCTGTTGCTCCTGTTGCACCTGAAGTGCCTGAAGTAACAAAGGTAGAAATGGCTGAATATTCTTTAGTAGATGGTACGAAAGTTATGATATCTGCTTTAGAAATCGGTGGTATGGTACAAATGGCTGATGGTACTCCTGCTCCTGCAGGTGAGCATCAATTAATGGATGGTACATCTATTGTAGTTGATGAATTAGGTGCTATCGTAGAAATTGAATCACCTAAGTCTGATGTTGAAGAAGTAGAGCCTGTTGCACCTGCTGCACCTGTTGCACCTGCACAAGATACAAATGCAATGATTGCAGAGTTAAAATCTGACTACGAGAAGAAAAAAATGGAATTAGAAGCAAAAATTGCTGAATTAGAAAGTAAGGTAAAAAACGGGTTTGCACAAGTAGCTGAATTAGTAGAAGCACTTTCAAACACTCCAACTGCCGAGCCAACTCAAAAAGCAGCAAACGCATTTCAATCATATGTAAATACTAATGATAGTAAATATGAAAGATTGGAGAAATATAGAAACGCAATTTTAAACAAATAAATTAATAAACAATGGCATTTTCAGTAAGTTCATTAGCAAATTATACTAAAGAGAACGAAGCATTATTGGTTACGGCTTCAGTATTAGGCGCAAAAACTGCATCTTTAATTAAAAGTGCAGGTAATGTAATGGTTGGTGTAAAGTCTGCAGAGACTATCAACATTATGGATACAGATGCATTCTTTCAAGCAGGTGGTACTTGCGGATGGAACGCATCAGGTACAACTTCTTTCACACAAAGAACTGTAACAGTAGGTAAAATCAAAGTACAAGAGGCTTTATGTCCTAAGACATTAGAATCTAAGTATTTACAAAAGGCTTTACCAACAGGTTCTCAGTATGATTCTATTCCTTTTGAGCAAGAGTACACAGACAAAAAAGCAGTAACTATTGCTTCTCAATTAGAGACTGCAATTTGGCAGGGTGATACTGCTTCTGCAAACGGTAACTTAAACAAGTTTGATGGTTTAATCAAATTGATTGGTGCTGCTTCAGGAGTTGTAGATGCAAACGTATCAGGATTTGTTTCAGGTGCGCCTTTGTCTTCTATTACTGCTGCAAACGTAATTTCTTTATTGGATGGTGTTTACAAAGCAATCCCTGCTAAAGTAGTAGCTGCAGAAGATATGACTATCTTTGTAGGTCAAGATACTTTCAGAACTTACACTATTGCATTGAAGAACGCAAATATGTTCAACTATGCATTTGATGGTAAGGCTGATAGCGAATTTGTATTGCCGGGTACATCAATTAAAGTAGTAGCAGTTGCAGGTTTAAACGGAACTAACGATGTATTTGCTTTAAGATTAAGCAACTTATTCTTAGGTACAGACTTGTTAAACGAAGAAGAAAAGTTTGAAATTTTCTTTGCTAAAGAAGCTGATGAAGTAAGATTTGCTGCTGAATTCAAAATGGGTGTGAATATCGCATTCCCTGATGAAATCGTAAAAGTAGTTATGTAATTATAAGGGGAGTTGAAATATACTCCCCATTTTTTAAAACAATAAAATAAGAAAATATGCCGTGCGCATTAACACAAGGATATACCTTAGATTGCCGTGATTCACTAGGTGGTATTACGGAAGTTTATTTTATTGCAAGTTCAGATGTAACTTCTACTACCGAAGCTAGTGGTGTAATTACTGCTTTAACTAAAGCTGCAGGTAAAAGATTCTATAAATATGAATTAGTAAAAGGGACTTCTATGTTAACAGAGAATGTTGCATCGAATGTTCAAAATGGTACTATGTATTTTACTCCTGAATTAACAATAATTTTAAACAAGTTACAAGCTAACACAAGAAACGAAATCTTGTTATTAGCTCAAAATTCACTTGTTGCGGTTGCTAAAGATAACAATGGTAAATATTGGTATCTTGGTAAAACAAGAGCATTAGACCTGACTGCAGGTAGTGCTACATCAGGTACTGCTGAAGGCGATAGAAGTGGTTATACTTTGACTTTTACAGGTGCTGAACCTGCATTAGCTCCTGAAGTTAATAGCACTGTTGCTGCTGCTCTTACAACTGCAGGATAAAAGTTTGTAGTTTTTCATAGTTTAGTTCCCCTGCCTAGTTTTCTAGGTGGGGGTTTTTTATGCGCATATATCTGTAGATATACGCATATGTATGTATTTATGATTGATAAATGACTTATAAATGATTGATAAAAGATAGTAATACTACAACAATTATTAAAATTATAAACTCTTGTTGTACCTAAATTATAATCTTTTACCTATAATATAAATATACTTGTTATACTTTTATGTATTAAAGTAACATATATTCATATGAATAAGTGTCAAAAAGTCAAGTTATTGACTTACTTTATTACAACATAAGTCAAGTTTTACCTTTACTTTATGCGTTTTGTAAATATTTATATAAATGCTATTTATAATTGATGATACACTTAACAAAAAGCGAAACAAACACGATTGTTATGACATTAACTGAAAAGCAGTTATTGACTAACCCTAACTATCTTTTTGTGTTTACAAACAGAAGTAGCAACAATATTATAAAATTTGTCGTTTTAAACGCATCTGATACAAGTTTGTATAAGGATAGATACAATGAATTTAGTATTGTAACTAATACCAACTTTGCTAGTGCATTAGAGGGTCAATACACCTACGAGGTTTACGAACAAGTAAGCAGTAGTAATTTAAATATAACGGGCTTAAACAAGCTAGAAACAGGCATTATGTGGCTATCGGGGTCAACCTTGTCATATAATCAATTTACAACAACAGACACTTATACAATTAGACAATGATAGATTTAAGAGTATTAACATTCGCAGAAGCTAGACAACCTGAATTTAAAGAAAAGAAGGGGGTCGATGGCGGTTACATTAAATATGGCGAAAACAATGATTACCCTGATTACATAGTTGACTTATACAATAAGTCTTCTAAGCATAGCGCAATTATTAAAAGCAAGGTACATTACATTACAGGTAATGGTTGGTCAGGAGATGCCGATGCACAAGCCTTTATTGATAAAGCTAATAGAGTTGAATCTTTAAACGATTTAACAAGAAAGGTATCATTAGATATTGAAATATTTGGTGGTGCATTTTTAGAAATCATTTGGGATTTATCAGGCAACCTTGCAGAGATTTGGCATTGTGATTACACTAAGATGCGTACAAATAAAGATAATACGCAGTATTGGTATAAAGAAGATTGGAAAGATAACAAGGTAAAACCTGAAGTTGTTGCTGCATTTAATCCTAAACAACCAACAGGTAAGCAAATTCTGTACGTAAAAGAGTACAGACCTAATATTGGTATCTATGGATTGCCTTCATACTTTGCTGCATTAAACTATATTGAATCTGATATTGAAGTATCTAAGCATATCTTAGGTAATGCACAAACAGGGTTTTCTGCTAGTAAACTTATTACTTTACCTAATGGCGAACCTAATGATGAAGAAAAGCGTAATGTTGACCAACGTATAAGAAAAACATATAGCGGAGCAGATGGCAAAAAGTATATGATTGCATTTGTTAATGACATTTCAAGAAAGCCTGTAATTGATGATTTAGGTACAAGTGATTTAACAAAAGAAGATTTTGGTAAGATAGATGAATTAATACAGACTAACATTTTTAGTGGGCATCAAGTAACTACTCCTTCTATTATGGGTATTGCGGAGGCAGGTAAGTTAGGAACTAGAACTGAAATGCGTGATGGTTACGAAATATTTAAAAATACTTATGTTAATGCTAAGCAGATGCACCTAGAAAGTGTATTTAATATGTTAGCTAAATATAAGCAAGTAACAAGTGAAATTAAGATTATACCAACAGAGCCGATAGGTATTGAATTTAGTGAACAGACAATCGTATCTATTGCACCTAAAGAGTGGATATTAGAAAAGATTGGTATTGATATGACCAAATATGCACCAACTGAAGCTGCAGCACCTACACAGGAACTGTCAGTAAATGAACATATAAAAGGTTTAAAAGGTAGAGAATGGCAGAATATGCAGCGCATTATTCGTGAATTTACTAAAGGTAAAATCAACAGGGAACAAGCAACTGCAATGTTAAAAACAGGATATGCATTAAGTGATGAAGAAGTGAATCTTTGGTTAGGTGCAGAATTAGATGCAGAATTTGCAGCGCAAGACTTTAGTGTATTTTACGAGTTTGGGGAAAGCGAAGAATCATACAATGTTTGGAAGTCTAAAAAGCGTTTTAGCGAAGAATCGGACTTTCATATGTTTGCAGATGTAAGTCAACTAGAATCAGATATTTTAGACCAAATTGCAAAACAAAAGGATGTTACACCCGAAGTATTAGCAGAGGTTTTAGATGAAAGCGTTGATACAATTAACACTATTTTAAAAGACTTAGAAGATAGAAAAATACTAAAGGTTAGCGAAGAAAAAATAGGAAAGGGTATTAATAGCAATATTATTATTTCAAGGCAGTTAGTTCAGCCTTTAAGTAAGACAGTTGGTAATGTTAAGCCTCAAACAACAGAAATTCTAGTTCGTTATTCATATGGTTGGAAATCAGGATTTAATGATTCAGATTTAACAAATAGCAGACCTTTTTGTAAAGAATTAATAAGAGCAAAAAAGTTATATAGTAGAAGCGACATAGAACAAATTTCAGCAAGATTAGGATATTCGGTTTGGGATAGAGCAGGGGGATGGTGGACAATGCCTGATGGCGACCATAGCGAATCTTGCAGACACGAGTGGAAAACAAATATAGTTACAAGAAAAAAATAATAAGATGTCATTAAATACATTATTTATATCGGTACAAAGCATAAAGGACAGAACAGGATTACACGCTAATGTTGATGAAAAATTAATATTGCCTGAAATCAAGACTGCACAAGATATGTATATTATGCCTGCACTAGGTAGTACATTTTATAATAGATTACAAGCAGGTGTAAATGGTTCTAACTTAAATGCAGATGAACAATCTTTACTTAATAACTATGTAACTGATTGTTTGATTTATTATGTTATGAGTGAATTACCGATGGGGTTATCATATCAATTCTATAACAAAGGATTGCTAAGAAAGAATGGGGACAATACAGAGAATCCATCTATGCAAGATATGATTGATGTAGCTAACAGATACAGGACAAGAGCAGAGTTTTATAAGCAAAGATTAATTAAATATCTTAGACAGAACAATACTATGT